GGTGATAGATTTGTAGAAATAGATTCAAATGGTAAATTAACTTTTTATGGTGATTATCCAAACAAAAGTAAACATATCAGAGTAGGAGATTTTTCTAACTTAGAAACTTTCCCAACTACGGTAGTTCCTTTTGGATTTAATAAACTATATGTTCCTTTCTTATCAACACAAGTAGCAGCCACACAAATTGTAACTGCTTCATTTAAATCAAATCAAAGTTCATCAGTAGCAGACTTTGACCAAAATACATTTTATGGGTTTGATTTTAGTAATCTTAATAACAGACAATACTTATCACCAATCCCATCAACTGCCGCACAAGGTAATAATGTAACAATGTCATTGGAAAATATGTTAGGTTCTGACGGAGCCACTGCAGTAGCAACAACTTATGCAGACCAAACAGAATTGATAACACTTTCTAATTCAGCTATTGAACAAAGAAAGTTTGTAGTTCCTTTCCAATGGGGATTTGATGGTCAAAATCCAGCAACTCATTATGCTGTTGGAACAGACATAGCAGGTTCAAACACACAAGGATTTAACTTAAACACTTCAGCAGATAGTGGTTCTATTGTTTACAAAAGAGCTATTAACGCAGTAAGTAATCCTGACGAGTTTGATATCAATATGATGGTTTTACCTGGTGTAATTCACTCAATTCACCCAACCGTAACAAATCACGCAATTGATAAGGTAGAAGATAGAGCAGATACTTTCCTTGTTCTTGACGCTGCACAATATAGTGATTCAGTAGATACGGTGATTGACAATGTGAAAGCATTAGATTCAAACTTTGTAGCAACTTATTACCCGTGGGTTAAAGTTCTTGACGAAAACACAAACAGACCAACTTGGGTGCCACCTTCAGTAGTTTTACCTGGTGTTATTGCATTCAATGACGAGGTAGCCTTTGAATGGTTCGCACCAGCAGGGTTAAATCGTGGTGGTTTATCAGATGTGTTAGAAGCAAAAACAAGACTAACTCATAGTGAAAGAGATAAGTTGTATGAAAATAGAGTTAATCCAATTGCTACTTTCCCTGGACAGGGTGTAGTGGTGTTTGGTCAGAAAACTCTACAAGGAAAACCAAGTGCATTAGACAGAGTAAATGTAAGAAGATTGTTAATTTCATTAAAGAAATTTATCGCATCAACTTCTCGTTTCTTAGTATTTGAACAGAACACAACAGCAACAAGAAATCGTTTCTTAAATGTTGTTAATCCTTTCTTAGAAGATGTTCAGTCAAATAGTGGTTTAAGTGCATTTAGAGTGGTTATGGATGATACAAATAACACTCCTGACGAAATCGACAGAAATCGTCTAATAGGACAGATATTTATTCAACCAACAAGAACAGCTGAGTTTATCGTATTAGACTTTGTAGTTCAACCAACAGGTGCAACATTTCCTGAATAATAGTTAATAACTGAAAAAGACCCCACTTTTTAGTGGGGTTTTTTTTAATCTAAAAACTTTCAAAAAACTTTCAAAACATATTCAAATATATTTAATCATTTTTTTCATTTCGTTATATTTATTATTGAATATAAACTAGGAGAATTTATAATGGCTGAACTATTAGACCCATCAGAAATTATGTTTACACCATTTGAACCTAAAACACAAAATAGGTTCATTATGTATATTGAAGGTATACCAGCCTTCACAATCAAAGCAATGAATAGACCTTCTATTCAGTTTGATGAAGTTATTTTAGAACATATTAATGTTAAAAGATATGTGAAAGGTAAAGGTGCTTGGCAACCATTAGAAATTACTCTATATGACCCAGTAGTTCCATCAGCCGCACAATCAGTAATGGAGTGGATTAGAGAACACCACGAGTCAGTAACAGGTCGTCAAGGTTATTCTGATTTCTACAAAAGAGACATTACATTTAACCTATTAGGACCAGTTGGAGATATTGTTGAGGAGTGGACTTTAAAAGGAACTTACATTGAAGCTGCTAATTTTGGAGCTATGGATTATGCAACATCAGACCCAGTTGAGATTGCATTAACATTGAAATATGATTACGCAATCCTACAATTCTAAAGGATAAAAAATGGATTATACACCTAAATTTAGTAAAATTGTCAAAGTAACAGCAAAAGATTTTTATGCAACAGGTTCTGAAAAAGGAGCAAGTGGATTTTTTGTTTCTGGTTCAGGTGGAGCTGGTGATACCGTGTTGTCTACACCACACGGAGAAACAATAGCCGCTTCTGAATTTACTGAAAAAGAAGTTTACGAAATCGGTTTATCAAGAGTAAGTGGTAGTGGTGTTGTATATTTGTTATATCCAGACCCATCAAATATTAAAAATAATTAGGAGATAAAAATGGGATTTAGTGAAATATTTAAAGATAAAAATGAATATAATGAAAAATCAATAATTGGTTTTATGTCTTTCGCAGTAATGACAATAACAAGTATTGTTGATATGGTTACTGGTGCATTCGGTAATGAATTAGTAATTCAAGAATTTATTTATAATTCATTTGTCGTTATCACATTAGGTTGTTTTGGTATCGCAGGTGCTGAAAAAATCTTTGGTGGTAAAAAATAATATAGTTATTTAAAAGGTTTTAAACAAAGGAGTAATAATGACACAAAATAAATTTCCTACGGAAATCATTGATTTACCGTCAAAGGGACATTTCTACCCAGAAGACAATCCATTGTCAAGTGGTAAAATAGAAATGAGATATATGACTGCACGAGATGAAGATATTCTTACATCTGCAAACTTAATTCAACAAGGAAAAGCATTAGACAAACTATTAGAATCATTAATCGTTGATAAAAAAGTTAATTACAACGATTTACTAGTTGGTGATAAAAACGCTGTGTTGGTTGGTGCAAGAGTATTGGCTTATGGTAAAAATTATGACTTTTCTTTCATTGATGAATATGGAGAACAAGTTAAAGGAACAGCAGACTTAACAAAATTAGTTCCACAAAAATATGATTTTTCAAAATATGAAAAAGGAATCAACTCGTTTTCGTTTACCCTACCGAAAACAGAAAGAATATTAACCTTTTCTATTCCAACACATAAAGACGAGCTAGAAATGGATATTGAAGTTGAAGCTATTAAAAAGGTATTCAAAGACGATACAGAAGCTATTAGTCGTGAAAATTCAACAAGATTAAAATACTTAATCAAATCAGTTGACGGAAAAACAGATAGAAAATCCATTAATGAATTCGTGGACAATGAATTTCTTTCAGTTGATTCAATTGAATTTAGAAAATTTGTTGGAAACACAAGTCCTGATTTAGATTTCAGAATTGAAGTTAAAAATAGTAGAGGTGAACAGGAGAAAGTGGCAGTTCCTATGACTGCTCAGTTTTTTTGGCCTGACTCCCGACTATAAAAAAGATTTACACGAACAAATATTTCAAATCATCTTTTATGCAAAAGGTGGTTTCACTTTTGACGAGGTATATGATTTACCT